GTGTTGGAAGTAGGACAAAGCCCAATGCTGGTTGCTGACATAAACGTTTCGACGTACTACACACAAACAACATAGGGGACAAAATGCCAACGACAATCATAACTGGTCGCGATTTAGTCGTGACCATTGCAACCATTAACTACGACGCGCAGGCGACCAGCGCAACACTTGCAAACTCACCAACCGTTGAAACTTACCAAACGCTTGACGGTAAGGCTTACAAGCACATTGACGATCAGTGGACATTCGACGTTTCAATGCTTGCTGACTGGGGCGCGTCAGGTTCATTGTGCGAAGCATTGTGGACTGCCTGCGAATCAGCACCAAACACAACATTGGCGGTTTCATTGACTGCCGTGACTGGTGCAGTTTTTGCGTTCAACGTTATGCCAGTATTTCCAGCAGTCGGCGGGGCAGCACCTGACGCGCAGACCGTTGATTTATCATTCATTGTGGTGGGAACACCTACTGAAACCTTCAGTTAAAAACTAACAATCGGGAGAAAAAATGAAGTTACCAATAACAATTGAATACAACGACGGGTCGCAGATAACTTACACGGCTGCGCCACCTGAGTGGGTTAAATGGGAAAAGCAAACGGGCAACACAATTGCCCAGGCGCAAGACAAAATCGGAATTTCCGATCTTGTTTTTCTTGCTTATCACGCCATGAAACGTGAAGCCGCTGGCAAGCCAGTCAAGCCAATCGAAGCATGGACGGAAACCATTTCCGAAGTGATCGTCGGTGAAGCAAACCCAAAAGTTACCCAGTCGGAAGCCTAAGTCGAATCGTTTGGGAGATAGCCCTGGCAACGGGGTTATCCCCAAATGACTTCGTAAGCGCGGAAGACATTTTGACGGTCATTGAGATTTTGGAAAGGCGGGCAAATGGCAACTGACGCGATCAGTTACGACAAAGCGGAATTGCGCGCCATTGTCCGATCATTCAAAGCAATGGACGAAGAAGCAACCGATCAAGCCAAAGAAGCAACCAGTGCGCTTGCAACATGGGTGCGTGGAAAGATAGTTGACGCGGCTGGTCGTACAAACAATCGTTTGGATAACCGCGTTGCTGAAGGTTCAAAGGTTTCAAAATCTTCAAAAATCGGTGAAATCAGTTTTGGTTTTGCTGGTCAAAAACTAAGCGGCGGCGGTACGACCCAACAATTGTGGGGCGGTGCTGAATTCGGTTCAAACCGTTTGAAGCAATTTCCAGTGTGGTCAGGTCGTGAGGGACGCGGTTCACGCGGCTGGTTTATTTACCCAACACTTCGAAGCGTTCAGCCTGAAATCGTACGCCGTTGGGAAGAATCCTTTTCAAAGATAGTTAGGAAGTATGACTAATGGCTGGCAGTCGCACCCTTAAACTTTCGATACTTGGTGACGTTGACAATCTTAACAAATCGCTGAAAACTGCAACCGCTGACGTTGAAACCTTCGGCGACAAAATGGGGAAGGTCGGCAAAATGGTTGGCGCGGCATTTGCCGCCGCTGCGGTCGCCGCTGGTGCTTACGCCGTAAAAATTGGCGTTGACGGCGTTAAGGCTGCATTGGAAGACGAAAAAGCCCAGCGCATTCTTGCCCTGACTTTAGAAAACACAACTAAGGCGACAACTGCACAAATTGCAGCCGTTGAAGATTACATAACCGAAGTTGCACTTGCCACGGGCGTGACTGACGATCAATTGCGACCAGCATTGTCACGTTTGGTTCGATCAACCAAAGACACTGAAGAAGCACAAAAGTTGCTTAGTTTGGCATTGGACATTAGTTCGGCGACGGGTAAGCCGCTGGAAGCAATCGCCAATTCGTTAGGCAAGGCATACGACGGGAACACAAACGCCCTGGGCAAATTAGGTTTGGGCATTGACCAATCCATTTTGAAAACAAAAGATTTCAACAAAGTTTATGAATCACTTCGAACATCATTTGCAGGATTTTCAGCGCAAGAAGCAAACACGTTTCAAGGTCGATTAGATCGTTTGAATGTTGCGTTTGACGAAGCAAAAGAAACAGTCGGTTTTGCATTGCTGCCAATACTTGAAAAACTAATCACATTTATCAACGACAATGCGCTTCCGGTGATCAAAGCATTGTCCGACGGTTTTAGTCTTACGAGCAGTGACGGTTTTGGAAAAGTTGTCAAAGACGTTGCGTCAACAGTAACCGCAACCGTCGAACCAATTTTCAATGCGTTGGTTGGTGTATTTGGAAAACTTAAAAAAATCATTGAAGACAACAAAGAAAGTTTTGAAGCATTTTGGGACGTTATCAAATACGTTGCACCGCTAATCGGTAAAGCAATCGGCGCAGCAGTTTCAGTCGTTGGCGACATTGCTGAAGTTGTTTTGACAGTTATCTCAAAAGTTTTGGGTGCAATCAAACCATTGCTTAACACTGCTATTGACGGAATCAATGCAGTAATCAAGGGTTACAACGCGGTTCAGTGGGGTAAGGACGTTCCGTACATTCCGAAAATCGGAAGCGGTTCAGGTTCAACCGCCACGGGCGCATTGGGCAATTTCAGCATGTCAACAGGTTCGACAATGACAACCAGCGGTGGAATCACTGCGGGCACGGGCGGCACTGGAACAAGCGGTGTGACGGGCGGCGGCAGCACTGGTTTGACGACTGGTGGCAGCGGCGGTTCAACAGGTGGGGTTGCGACGGTTGCCAAAAAGGCGGCTGAAGCAATCACCAACATTGCAGGCGCGTTCGATAACTTCACCAGCGGCACGACAACGCTTGCGGGTATTGAAGCGGCTTCAAATAAGGCGTTTGCGTTTGGCACTTCAGGCGTCAACACCAATACGCTGGCAGGAATCCTTGCGGCTTCAGCCCAACCAAACATCAACATTACGGTCAACGGTGCAATGGACAAAGAAGGCACTGCACGCACAATCGTTGACACGTTGAACAATTCCTACTATCGCGGCACAGGTGGCGCAACTAACCTGCAAATCGCATGACGCAATGGTCACCCGTTTGGAAGGTAACGATCGACGGGACTGAATACACTTCAGCCGTTTTGGCTAACTTAACCATTCGCAGCGGACGAACAAACATTTATGAGCAAGCGCAAGCGGGTTACACCAACATTCAGTTGATCGACGTCAACCAAACTGCAATCCCAGTCAACGTCAATTCGACAATTTCAATTCAGGTCAAAGATACTTCAAACACATTTATCCCCATTTTTGGTGGCAATGTTGTTGACATTGGTTTGGAAGTTCGCGACGTGGGTTCAACCATGTTCACACAAACTTATTCGATCACGGCGTTGGGCGCATTGGCACGCTTGCCAAAAGCGTTGACCCAGGGTGTTTTGTCAAAAGATTTTGACGGCAATCAAATTGAAACAATCTTGTTTTCGGTTTTGTTTGGTTCATGGGCTGAAGTTGCGGGTTCATTGACGTGGGCTGCATACAACCCTGCAACAACATGGGAAAACGCGGAAAACAACGGTTATGGCGAAATTGATACGCCTGGCAATTATGAGTTAGCCGCGCGGTCAAGCGCGACAACGGACGTTTATTCATTAGTTTCAGCATTGGCAACTTCGGGGTTGGGTTACATTTACGAAGACGCGACAGGTGCAATTGGTTATGCCGATTCGACACACCGAACAACTTACCTGGCAACGAATGGTTACGTCGATCTTGACGCCAATCAGGCACGTGCGGCAGGACTGCGCATTGAAACCCGTGCAGGCGACGTGCGCAATTACTTAACCATAAAATACGGGGCAACCAGTTCAAGCGAGCGAACGGCATTTGACGACGTTTCAATTGGTCAATACGGCACACTTGCCCAAATCATCACGACAACGCTTCACAACGCCGCTGACGCGACCAGTCAGGCGGAATTCTATTTATCGCTTCGAAAGCAACCGCAGCCAATTTTTAGCGAAATTACGTTTGACTTGACCAACCCTGAGTTGGATAACAGTGACCGTGACAACCTTATCGGCATCTTTATGGGCGAAGCCATTTCGTTGCAGAATCTGCCGCTGAACATGAATTCGGGTACGTTCCAGGGTTTTGTCGAAGGCTGGTCATTTCAGGCGGCTTACAACCGTTTGAACGTGACATTGTTGTTATCGCCGTTGGCTTACTCATTGCAGGCAATGCAATGGAACGACGTTCCGATCACCGAAAAGTGGAATAGCGTGTCGCCGACTTTAGACTGGGAAAATGCGACAATAGTCGCCTAAGGAAAGGAAACTCAAATTACAAACCCAACGAGCAATTATGGTTTTGTTCTTCCAACGTCGACGGATTTAGTCACGGACTTACCAGCCGACTTCGAAGTCGCGTTGCAAGGTGTTGATACTCGGCTGAAAGCGTTGCAACCAGGTACGACGCTTGGTGATCTTGCTTATTCTTCGGCAACTGTCAACACAAACACGCGCTTGCCAATTGGAACAAATGGTCAGGTTTTAGCAGTGTCAGGTGGTGTGCCAACATGGACAACAACGGCAGACGTGACACCGCTCACAACAAAAGGTGATCTATTTACTTTCACAACAGTTGACGCACGACTTGGCGTTGGCACAAACGGTCAAGTTTTGACGGCAGATAGTGCTGAAGCAACTGGTTTGAAATGGGCAACGCCTGCCGCACCTGGCTTCGTAGGTTGCCAAGCCACTGCAACCGCCACAACTCAAAGTTACACACAATGGGTAAGAGTGCCAATCAATTTTCCAACTGAAACATTTGACAGTAATGGCTTCCACGATAACTCTACGAACAATTCACGCATTACAATTCCAACGGGTTACGCTGGAAAGTATTTGTTCTATGGGTCATATTCGATTGGAACTGTACCAAGTCAAGCATTTGCTTATTTAACAAAAAATGGCAGCCTATTGGCGGACGCACTGGGTACAGGCGGTATTATCGGCAACACATACGGAAACAGTAATCAAATACCTACGGGCGCGCTCATAACAACAGGCGCAGTCAATGATTATTTTGAACTAAATCTTTATGGCGATTATGCAACGGGTTCAAAAACAGTATATGCAAACTTAACATGTGTTTATTTAGGGGCATAAATGATAATCAAATTGAAAACACCCAATAAGCCGCTTAACTCAAATGTATTTTATGAAGAAACGGGTTGCAATTTATTTATACAAAATGACGAATTGTTCATCAGTGGTGATGTAACTGCCGAACAAGCGCAAGCGTTACTTGACGCACATAATCCAACCCCACCCGCTGAATTGACGGTTGCTGAAAAACTTGCTTCCGTTGGACTTTCAATTGACGACTTGAAGGCGGCGTTGGGTGTCTAGTTATCCGCAAGGCACAAACGCACGGTTGATCGAAGTCGCAGCCGCTGAAATAGGCACGATCGAAGAAGGCGACAACCTGACAAAGTACGGCAAATTTACGAAAGCCGACGGGTTGCCCTGGTGTGGCAGTTTTGTCAATTGGTGTGCAAACGAAGCGGGCGTCAAGATTCATTCCGTGGTTGGCACTGCACAGGGCGCACACAAATTCAAAGAGATTCAACGCTGGTCAGGAATGCCGCAATTGGGTTACCTGGCATTTATGGACTTCCCACACGACGGCGTTGATCGCATTTCACACATTGGCATTGTTGTTGGCTTGATCGATTCAAAGACATGCTTGACGATCGAAGGAAACACCAGCGGGACAGGCGACCAACGCAATGGCGGAATGGTCATGGTGAAGGTTCGGTCATATGGTGAAGGCAAGGAAATTGTCGGTTTCGGCATTCCAAAGTTCGTACCGTATAAGGGAGAATTTCCAATCGTTGAAATGCCAAAATCGGCAGCAAAACCAACAAAGGAGAAAAAATGGAACAAGCCAAAGCCCTAGCCGCGTCGTGGGCGCGTTCATTTATGGCGGCAGCACTTGCCCTTTACATGGCGGGCGTGACTGACCTTAAAACCCTCGCAATGGCAGGTGTGGCAGCAGTTGCACCAGTTGTTTTGCGCTGGTTAAATCCAAACGACAAAGCCTTCGGTTCTACGGGGAAGTGAACCGACGATTCGCGGCGGCAGGGTTGGTTTGGGCACTTGCACTAATCCTGACCGCTTGCGGGTATCAAGGTTGGACACGTTATGAATGTCAAGAATTCGACAACTGGTCAAAAGCGCATTGCCAAAAACCGCAGTGTATCCCCACTGGAACATGCACTGACGACCTACTTGGAATTGAATCGAAACAGACCCGCACGCCGTAAGTCACCCGAGGAAATCCACGCACAACTGATTTTGATAATTGGTTCAACCCTTGCAGCGGTGTTTTTAATCGTTACCCTGGGAATCACTTATGCGCTCATTTTTGTCACACAACCAGTCAGCGCGCAAGCACCAAACGACGCTGCATTTATTGACCTTTTAAAAACCCTGGCAATTTTCCTGACTGGTTCATTGGGCGGCGTACTTGCTGGCAACGGACTGAAATCGAAGCCAAAGCCCGGGGACACGCCGACAAACACGCAAGGTTCTTGACCGCGCGCCAATCATGCGTCACCCTGAGTTCAGGTGGTAGTCGTTACCGCCTAGAATCGGGAGAATTCAAAATGGTACTTGATCTATTAGACCCACAGACATTGCAGCGTTTGGTGCTGCTGATCATTCTTATGGTGATTTCAGCAGCCGCAGGTTACGCAAAAGGGTTCAAAGAAGGTAAGCGCGAAGGCATGGCACGTCGTAAAGCAATGGTTCGCCACATGGCAAACAAGGCGGTGAAGTAATGGGATTCCTAGACAATTACGAAGCAAGCCGCGAAAGACTTGAACGCTGGTTGAAAACATACGAAACGGGCAGAATCGAAACACGCATTGTGGATTTCAACGCCGAAAAAGGTTATGTTTTGGTTGAAGCAAGAGCGTTTCGAAATCAAGAAGAAACACAACCAGCGGGCATTGATTATGCTTACGGTTACCAGGGCGCGTATCAACCAAACATGAAGCGTTGGTTCGTGGAAGATACGGTCACCAGCGCGATTATGCGGGTGCAGCAATTGGTTATGGGTGGCGCGGAACGAAGCACCAAAGAGATCATGGCGCAGGTCGAAACTACACCCGCCAAAATCGCAAACACTGACACAACGTACGATTACTGGACAACCAAACACGGCGACGTGCCTAGTTACAAAACCGCAGCGGAAGCCGAACAATCGGGAATTCCTTCATTAGGTTCAAGCATGGACGAAATCGCAAAACAATTGGGCGGTCAGTTAGTCGAAGAAGCACCAAAATGCGTACACGGTCACCGCATTTGGGCAACAGGTAAGAAGAAAAACGGTGAAGACTGGGGCGCATATCGCTGCACCGAAAAGAATCGAAATGAGCAGTGCCAGCCAATTTGGTATGTCTTCGGGTCAAATGGTAAGTGGCGCGCACAATGACAAAACAACGGCTTATTCAAATCATTGTGTGCGTTGAAATCGTGCTGGTTGTTGCAATGTTATGGGTGACTTTCAAATGAGTGAATACATTGAATTGATCAATCCACAAACTCGCATTTGCAAACTGCTGAAAAACGGTGAAGTTGTTGCAGAATACAAAATGGAACAATGCGACAAATGTTCAATGCTTGCCAGGGTTGATGAATTCGGTTATCAGCGCGGTCAAAAAGGCGAAAAACTATTGTGGTTTTGTGGTGGTTGTCGGTGAAAATGACACTTACCAGGCATGAAGAATTTACATGTCACGAAGCCGCGTTGGCACTAGCCAAAGAAAACAAAGACTATTGGGAATGGAAGGAAGGCAGTTACACGCCCGAAAAATCATTTCACGATCAGATAGCCCAGGACGCTCATTCAATTGGCAGCGAATGGGTTGTTGCCAAATACCTGGGTTACGAATTCAACCCGTTTGAACAAAAGGGTAAAGTCAAAGCCGACGTTGGAAGTCACTTCGAAGTTCGTTGGACTAAGTACGTTGCAGGGCAGTTGATTATCCATGAGTATGACCGACCAAACGACGTGGCAATCCTGGTGACGGGCGAATCACCACATTTTTTCCTTGCAGGGTGGATTCCCATTGTCATGGCACAAAAACCACGGTATCGACACAGTAAGCAACCTAATTGGTGGGTCACACAAATAAACCTTCAGCCGATCGAAAACTTACGGAGAAGCAATTATGGAC